CTTCTTCTATGGCTCAAACGCCTAAAACTCCCGAACCTGCTCGTAATGAATATGATGACGAGCCAGCAACACCAATAGCTAATACACCATCAGAGTCTACGCCGTCTGAATCATTCAATAGTGACATACTAAAAGCACTAAACGACTTAAATAAGATATCGGCAGCCCAGCTTGCGGCTCTAGAACAAAATGGTAGCCATGCTGAAAAATTGAATAGCAGTGTAGACGGGTTAAACGGCAATAGATTTGCCTAAAAGGACATTTGAATGAGTTGGAAAAATTTTAAAGGGTATTATGTTTACACGTACTTAGATGATAATTCTAAACCGTATTATGTTGGTATGGGTTGTAAAAATCGTGTAGTAGCTAAACATCTTTATGTAAGTGTTCCAAATTTTGATAAAATTATTGTAGAAGACAACCTAACACAACAACAGGCGCTTAAGGAAATTTAATCTATGTCATGGAAAAAGTACTTCACTCCAGTACCAGTAGGGTCTTCTCTAAGTCCAATTTCTGGATCTGAGAATAACAGCAAAGCTGGACCTGCTAAATCAAACTACAGTAGCTATCTTCCTGATGTATATTCAGGTAGTCCTAATCGTATTGAACGCTATCAGCAGTACGAAGTAATGGATAGTGATCCAGAAGTTAACGCGGCACTAGATATCCTAGCTGAATTCTGTACACAAAAATTAAAAGACGGCAAAACACCATTTAGTGTCAGCTGGAGACATCGTGCTACTAATGCTGAAATACGTATTCTAGCTGAATACATGCAACAGTGGACTAAATTACAGCTATTTGACACACGCATATTCCGTATCATGCGCAATACATTCAAATACGGCGATGCTTTCTTTATCCGCGATCCAGAAAATCAAAAGTGGTCATATGTTGATCCAAGTAAAATTGTTAAAATCATTGTAAACGAAAGCAATGGTAAAAGTCCCGAGCAGTATGTTATTAAAGATTTAGCACCCAACTTTGTAAATTTAGTTGCTACACAAATTACTCCTAACATTAATCCACGCCAGTCGGGCGGAGGTATTACAAGCGGCGCAGGATATCTTGGACAACAAGGCGCACAAAAGAGCGGAGCAGGAATGTATTCTGGCAATTCTGGCGGTAGCCGTTTTGGAACAACTGAAACAGAACATGCGATTGATGCTGAACACATTGTACATCTAAGTCTAAGCGAAGGTTTAGACAATAACTTTCCGTTTGGTAACAGTTTATTAGAAAACATCTTTAAAGTTTATAAACAAAAAGAACTATTAGAAGATGCTATTCTTATCTATCGTATACAACGTGCTCCGGAAAGACGTGTATTCCATATTGACGTGGGCAATATGCCAAGCCATTTAGCCATGGCATTTGTGGAACGTGTTAAGAATGAGATACATCAAAGGCGTATTCCCAGTCAAAGCGGCGGAGGACAAAACGTTATTGACTCAGCATACAACCCATTATCAATTAACGAAGACTATTTCTTTCCGCAAACAGCAGAAGGTCGTGGTAGTAAAGTAGAAACATTGCCTGGCGGTACTAACCTAGGCGAGATCGACGACTTAAAGTACTTTACCAACAAGTTATTCCGCGGACTACGTATACCATCAAGCTATTTGCCAACAGGTGCTGATGATAGTCAAGCAAGTTATAATGACGGCCGTGTTGGTACAGCCTATATTCAAGAATTACGCTTTAACAAGTACTGTGAACGCTTACAAAGTCTTGTAACAGCAGTGTTTGATGAAGAATTTAAAATGTACATGAGCGCAAAAGGCCTAAACATTGATTCAAGTTTGTTTGAATTGAAGTTTAATCCGCCTTTAAACTTCGCAAGCACACGTCAAAGTGCGTTGGATGGTGAGCGTATTAATACATTTAACACCATCCAAGCAGTGCCTTATATGTCAAAACGATTTGCGTTGAAGCGTTTCTTAGGTCTAACAGACGAAGAAGTAGCAGAAAACGAACGCATGTGGGGCGAAGAAAGTGGAAAAGGTCAACCTACATACACTGATGCCGCTGGAGAATTACGTTCAGCAGGTCTAAGCGCCGCGGGAATTGAAGGTGATTTGGGTATGGCAGGTGATTTAACAGCACCTGACGGTATGGAAGGTGACCTAGACGGAGCAGATGCCGCCGGCGGTATGGCTCCAGCAGTGGCTCCGGGCCCTGCTACACCACCTGCCGCATAAATACATCATGATCCTTAGAGAATTATTTTATATTGACCCTGATACCCGCCATACAGCAAACGATATGCGGTATGACCCTAGTCGCGATTCAGGGGTAGTTAAGAAAAGTGATACTCGTAAAACTAGATTGACACTACGTCAAATCAATCAACTTCGCAAATCAAGCGAAGCACACATCCTGGAACAAGAAACGGAATTAAGTTTTATCCACACAATGTACGCAACGCCAGCGGCACCTGCGGCATAAATATCTTGATTTAATAAAAACTAGTCGTTTTTAGGCTATATTGCCCCGCTTTTGTAATATTAGTGTAAATATAATACAGCCTTGTATAACCATCATTCACAGGAGAACAAACAATGACTGATCGTACCCAATTTGAAGCCATGCTAGAGGCATTGATCAACGAAGATCAAGAAACAGCAAAAGAAATTTTCCACAACATCGTAGTAGCAAAATCACGCGAAATCTACGAAGAGCTTTTAGAAAGTGACTTTGAACAGAAAGATGACGAAGAAGAACAAAAAGATGAAGCAGTAGACGACGAAGAAGATACTGAAGAAAACCCATTTGGTGCTGACGATTCTGAAGAAGATGACGCTGAAGCCGATGACGCTGAAGGCGAAGAAGATGACATGGATGCCGACAGTGAAGAAGATCCATTTGGCGGTGAAGAAGATGACGCAGAAGGTGGCGACATGGAAGACCGTGTCATGGACCTAGAAGACGCACTAGACGAATTAAAAGCTGAATTTGAACAGCTAATGGCCGACGAAGAAGGCGAAGAGCACATGGGCGGTGACGACATGGGCATGGACGCAATGGGCGGTGACGATCTAGAAACGGAAGATCCAGACCCAATGATGGACCCGTCTATGATTTCTGAGTATACAAAGAAAGTTGGCCTACCAAAGCACGGTGACAACGGTGCTAACGCACGTTCAATCGTAGCCAAGCCAAACAGAATGGGCGGCACAAGTGCTAACATTGCTAAAAACTTTTCAACAGAGAAGGGCGGCACTGAAGGCGGTTTAGCTAGTCCTAAAGCAGGTGACTTAACCAGCGGTCTAGGCAAGATCCATAACCGTAAAGACTCAAACGCAGGCAAGACAGCGTTCAAGAAAAGTGAACCAGGTCACGGCGCAGAGAAAAAAGGTAAAGGCGAAGTAGGCGGTGTTGATAAGAGAAGTCTTATCGGTGGCCGTAATTAATTAGAAGACGACATTGAAAAATATGTTATATCTCCGAGAGAATCTCAGTTTCAACGAAGCAAAAATGATCGTTGAATCTGATGACAAAGACGGTAAAAACTTATACATGTCCGGGATTTGTATCCAGGGCGGTATACGTAACGCTAACCAGCGTGTTTACCCTGTTAATGAGATTGGCAAGGCTGTTAAGACCCTTAACGATCAGATTCAAAACGGTTATTCAGTTCTCGGAGAAGTGGATCATCCAGATGATCTAAAAATTAACCTGGACCGCGTAAGTCACATGATTACAAATATGTGGATGGACGGTCCTAATGGTTACGGTAAATTGAAAATTTTACCAACCCCTATGGGGCAACTAATTCGCACAATGCTGGAAAGCGGAGTGAAATTAGGAGTTAGCAGTCGCGGATCCGGAAACGTCAAAGATGACGGATCCGGTGAAGTATCAGATTTTGAGATCATCACGGTAGATATGGTGGCTCAACCCAGTGCGCCTGGCGCATATCCAACACCAATTTACGAACACCTGATGAATAGTCGTGGTGGAGTAAATGCCTTACGCATAGCGCAAGAGGTGAAGGGTGATCCTAAGGCACAGAAATATCTCAAAGAGAGCTTATTGAATATAATAAGCAAACTCCAATAATAAGGAGAATCACATGTTGGATGCACTAAAATCGTTATTTGAGAACAATGTGATTTCAGAAGAGATCAAAGAGTCAATTGAACAGGCTTTCGAGGGTCGTATCAACGAAGCTCGTGAACAAGTCGCAGTTCAATTACGCGAAGAATTTGCTCAGAAATATGAGCATGACAAGAACACTATGATTGAAGCTGTTGATCGCATGATCACAGACCAATTAGCTGGTGAACTTGTTGAGTTTGCTGACGACCGCAAGCAATTAGCCGAAATGAAAGTCAAGTATGCTAAGAAGATGAAGAAAGATGGTGCCGTGATGAAGGAATTCGTTTCACGTCAACTAGCTTCTGAAGTTTCTGAGCTACATGAAGATCAAAAGGCAATGGCTAGCAAGTTTGGCAAATTAGAACAATTCGTTGTAGAAGCTCTTGCTCAAGAAATTACAGAATTTTACAAAGACAAACAAGACTTGGCCCAAACCAAAGTTCGTTTAGTTCGTGAAGGTCGCGAACAACTTAAGAAAGTTAAACAACAGTTTGTAGAACGTGCAGCAGGAATGGTTGATCGTGTTGTTAGTGAAAGCCTAAACGCTGAACTATCATCATTGAAAGAAGACATTGATGCCGCTCGTAGAAACGACTTCGGTCGTAAGTTATTTGAAGCTTTTGCTTCTGAATATCAAACTAGTTATCTTTCTGAGAAATCAGAAACTGCAAAATTACTCAAGGTCATAGACATGAAAGAGTTAGCAATTGCTGAAGCCGCGCAAGCTGCCGCAGACGCTGTTGCTCTAGTAGAAAGTAAACAAGCAGAAATTGTGTCTTTGAAAGAAGCACAGACAAGAAAACAAATCATGAGTGAATTACTAGCTCCTCTAAACACAGAGCAACGTGATATCATGGGTGAATTAATGGAGAGTGTAAAGACTACTAAACTTAACGAAAGTTTTGAGAAGTATCTTCCATCAGTTATTTCTGGTGGTAAAGCTCCGCAGAAGAAACAGGCACTAGTAGAGGCTAAAGAAATTACCGGAAACAAAGTTTCCAACAGCAACCGTAGCAGCGAGGTAGACAACAATATCGTTGATATCCGTCGCCTAGCTGGACTAAAATTTTAAGGAGAAATTAAATGTCAGAACTACTTAATGGCCGTTGGGCAGAAACTAAAGAAGCCCTATTAGAAGGCTTATCAGGCACTAAAAAATCAGTAATGGGTGTTACACTTGACAATACTCGCAAGTATTTGATGGAAAGCCCAACTGCTGGTGCCACTTCTGCCGGCAACGTCGCAACACTAAATCGCGTGATTCTTCCAGTAATCCGTCGCGTTATGCCAACCGTTATTGCTAACGAGTTAGTTGGTGTACAACCAATGACTGGCCCAGTTGGTCAAATCCATACTCTACGTGTACGTTACGCAGACAATGGCAATGGCGTTGTAGCTGGTGAAGAGGCTCTAAGCCCATTCAAGATTGCTGAAAGTTACTCAGGTAACAACAGTGATCCAGCAAAAGCCGCTTCTACAGCAACTCTTGAAGGTGCTGCAGGTAAGCGTATGTCAATTCAGATCTTGAAGCAAACTGTAGAAGCTAAGACCCGCAAGCTATCAGCTCGTTGGACTTTTGAAGCTGCACAAGATGCTCAAGCTCAACAAGGTATTGACATCGAAGCAGAAGTTATGGCTGCTTTGGCACAAGAAATCACAGCTGAAATCGACCAAGAAATTCTTGCTTCATTAGCAAGTTTAGCTGGTTCAGCAACAGAAGTATATGACCAAGCAAACGTTAGCGGTACAGCTACATTCGTTGGTGACGAGCATGCCGCATTGGCAGTTCAGATCAACCGTGTGTCTAACTTGATCGCTCAGCGTACACGTCGTGGTGCTGGTAACTGGGCAGTAGTAAGTCCATTTGCTTTAACCATCCTACAATCTGCTACTACAAGCGCATTTGCTCGTACAACAGAAGGTACATTCGAAGCTCCTACAAACACCAAGTTTGTTGGTACATTGAACTCAGCAATGAAGATCTATGTAAACAGCTACGCAAACGACAGTACAGACGTATTGATCGGTTACAAAGGTTCATCAGAGAGTGATGCGGCAGCGTTTTATTGCCCATACATTCCATTGATGAGCAGTGGTGTTGTATTGGATCCATCAACATTTGAACCAGTCGTATCATTCATGACACGTTATGGTTATGTTGAGTTATCAAACACAGCTTCTTCACTAGGTAATGCAGCTGACTACCTAGGTAAAGTTGGTCTAAGCACAACTTACGGAAACGTTAAGTTTAGCTAATCAACATACCGAGAGGTTGTTTATTACAAAGCCCACTTTGGTGGGCTTTCTCTTGATCAGATAAATACTTTGTATGACTTACACAGGGTAAGTTTTATGCGGAACAGCAACCGCGTACGGCCTAGAACGCCGTGATTTCTTAAGGAGAAAATAAAATGGCTCGCAGTTTAAATAAAAAATATTTTGGTAACAGAAACATCGGTGTTGGTGGTAATCAAATCACAGGTAATCTTTCAAACAGTCAAAACTACGCTGATGATCGTATCGGCGGAGAAGGTGTAGCCAGCTATGGTACATACGTATCGGGTTCAGGTTTCACAGCAACCCCAATAGCCAGCATCAGTGCTCCTAACATTCCAGGTGGCGTTACAGCAACTGGTACTTTTTTATATTCAGCTAAATCAGCCGCAGTTGCAGTCGCAGGAACAACAGCATATCCTACTGGCACAGTAGTATC